GATTCCCGTAGGATCCATCTCAACCATAACTTGCTTATCCCAAAATCTCATATCGTCAAATCCTAAACCGAATTTACCATCATGATCAAATGTAGCAACCATTGTAGGAACGTAAGTAATATCTTCCTGCTTGATTCCCCATTCTTTTGCGATTGAAGCGGCTAAATCTCTATCATCAGAAACTCCCATTATTTGCTCTTTCAAGCCGTATCCACCCTTACCGTCAGGGAATCTAAACGTAGCCTTAGAAACCATGTGAGCTCCAGCGTAAGTCATGTTACTATGAAAGTCTTGTCCGTCACTATCGTCCATGTAAACTCCATCAGCATCAAACGCACCCTTGACATGTTCGAAATCAAAAGTACCATCACTGTTATCCTTCATTGAACCTCCGAATTGTTTTTGAACAACCTTAAGTACAGCTGTAGGGGCGTCAGTAAAGACTTGATAACCACCAATCTTAACCCTACCTTTTTGAGCAGGACCTCCAAGCTTAACACCGAAAGTATTTAGTACGGGTTGACCTGCTATATGAGCAAGCATTCCCATAGCGTTTGCGTTACCGCCTCTAGCTTTCTGGTTGAATACGTCACGGAACCTAGAAGCAGAAGCAACAGGATCAGCCTCTTTAGTACCAATCATTTTCTGATCATAACCACCATTCATACCCATATCACCTCTAGCCCATGACTTAAGGTATTTATCTTTAGCGTTTGGATCTCCAGGGAATGTATCTTCGGCGAGAGCCGCTAACTTTTCTTGATTTGGATCACCTTTTTCTACAGCCCAATTATGAACAATAGAAGAGTACTCGCTACTAAATATTTTATCGAAATTAGGACGCTCTCCTTCGTAATAGTCGGCTGCGTCAACCTCGCTATACTTAGCCCTTAAAGGTCCTAACTGAAATGATTCTATCTCTCCAGCCAAAAACTTACGCTTATTCTTTGCGTCAAGACCTGATATTAAATCTTGTGTTTCTTTAGAGTTATATCGTGCATCGAAATTAGCTAAATTATTAGCCGAAGCTAAGCCAGATTGATACTTATCGCTCTTCTTTAGGTTCTTCATTAATCCATCCCTAAAGTCTAACACTTTACCACTACTCATAGCGGTGGAGTATCTACCATTGAATGATTTAATTACACCCTTAAATTCTATTGACTTTTCGTCAAAGTAGTTATTCACATAATCTCTCATGTGAGGTATCTTCTGAATCTGCTCTAAGTACGCTGTACGAGAAGTCTCTATTGAAGCCTGCTCTGCACCTATCATTTCTGCGTTCTGGAAATCCAGCTTTTCTTGCTGTAACATTTCCTGACGCATATTACCTTCTTCAACTCTCCTATTTCTCCTAGCTTCTGATGTACCTTTAAATACCTCAGTTAACGCCATCATTCCTCCGTAATCTATAGCCATGTTATTTTTTTTAATAGTTTATCAAACCAGTTGATTGGCCGAATCCAGTCAATGCACTTCCCATGTTTTGGATAGCGCTATTTGTTGTTGTTACTGCGTTAATCTTATCAGCCTCTTCAGCTAATTCCTCTGGGGTCTTTGGAGCGACAGGAGGAGCGAACATGCTATTTATTGCAGGGGCTGCGTTAAGCAAACTACTTTGAGCAGCGTTATGTTTTGCGTTATCATCAAGTAAACCTCCCTTGGTTACGAAATCCGCATTACCTTCTAGGAAATTGAAAGATGTTTGAACTTTCTCTCCCGTCTTAGCATCAACACCTAAAGGCTTTTCTATCGAGTTACCATTAGAGTCGGGCTTATAACCCATGGTTCGCATTAATTGTTCTGTCTTTAGTTTGTTATATCTATTGACTTGTCTGTCGCCAATACTTTGATTAACCATAGACAAGGCACTACCAGCTAAAGCAGCTCCAGCTTCTTTGTTAGCTAATTCCGTTGCGTATTTAGCTTGGTCATATTTAGATGTTCTAGCAGCTTCATACTTCTCGTTCACCATCATCATCTTATCGTACTTCTCTTGGTTCTCTCGTTGCATTCCTGCGTCTGCTACAGCAATATCCATAAGAGCAGATTGCCTAGCAACGTCAAGCCCACCAAGTCCAGCCATAAACTGAGCTCTGTTACCTGCCGAACCACGAACTATATTCTCTATACCTGTAGCGTAAGACGAATCCAAATCATTGTGAGCTTTAGCTAATTCAGAAGGTGTTAATCCTTGCTGAGCTAAACGCTTAGATTCCGCTAGTCTTTGCTGGAATGCAGGACCTAATTTGGGATCTTTAGGGATGTCTACATCTTTCAATGCCTCGCCTAAGCCCATAGCCCCAGTAGCTATTCCGATAAGGGAGGATAGCCCACCTATCTTATCTAAGAAAGATTCCTCGCCTAAGCCAGACATATCACCTCTTAAATCAAAGTACTTAGTGTATTCGTCATAATTTCCATCAGGGTTGTCAATCATCCACTTCTGGAATTCCTTATCCTCAGAGCCTCTAGTATCCTCGACATCTTTAGTCGTTGACTCTCCAGACTTTTGAGGCACAACCTTTTGGTTGTCTAAATCTATTTCAGCACCTTGACCTTGACTTAACAACCCATCAGTTGTTATAGCGTCTGAACCTACAACGCTATCTTTAATAAGCGAAGTAGTCTCATCGACATCTATACTTAATGGCGTTATTGGTGTTTCTGGGGCGTCTTCAACCCCTGTTTCAGTAACTACCTTCTCGGATTTGTGGTTACGTATTTTATCTACGATACCCTGCCTAACATTACCTTGATCCTTATTGTAAACAGAACCCTGCTGCAAGCCTTTAGCCATGTATTTAGCTACATCCGTTGGGTCTAAAGCAAATACAGGAGTCTTAAAGATGTCAGCTTTATCGCTTGCATCGAAAATTTCATTTGGGTGATCTACATTGTCGCTAACCTCCTTGACGTAAGCATTGTTTTCTAATTCTAATCTGATATTCTTAGGTATCCTAGCGTGGTCAAGAGCTTTGTCGTCGTCGTGGTAACTACCGAAACCCCAATCAAACTGCTTTCTATTGCTGATTATGTACTCCATGGACCCATCCATAGAGCCATAAACACCAGCATCATCACCCATAACCTCAATAGCGAATGCCTCTGAGGAGGAGAAGTCAAAAGCCTTACGTCTTATAGCGGCAATCTGCCCCCAACCTTCTGGCGTGTTTTCGTCTAACCCTTCAGTTAGCTCGTCCATAAGGCTTAACACTCCTTCGTGATACTCTTTTTGGTATCCTTCAGTTTTAGCTCCTAGATTGCTATTTCTACTACCCCACCCACTATCAGGTAGCGTTTTACTGAACTCTAAAGTATATTCCGCTAAAGCATTCTTAACTATTAAGGCATCCTCTTTGGATATTGGAGTATTCTTTTGTGATAAATAAAACTCTCTAGCCTTACCTATAAGTGAGGCTGCTTCGTTTACTTTATTCTGATTCTCCTCTTGTGGTGTTAACGGAACTTCATAATCATCCCCTACCATAGGGCTATAAGGTTTAGCTGTTGATTCCTCTTCAGGTCCAGCTTTTGGGTTGGTGTCTTCTTCTACATCCAAACCTCCAGGTCTACCGCCATATTTACGATCAAACAAACCTTTCTTGCCTTCTTTAGCTGCGTCAGGAACCTTAGCCCACGAACCTTCAGGATCATGTACGCTATTAGATTGCAAGTCGCTATATGTCTTTTCCCATCCTGCTGGTTTAGCTCCAGTAAGCTTAGTGAAGTCTTTAGTGAACGCTTCCCAATAATTAGTGCTGTTTAATCCACTATAATCACCAGCCGCTACGTCGTCTAGATCGCCATTGGAGTGCATTAAAGCTATAGAGGCCAACTGTTGCTCATTCAAGTTATCAGCCCAAGCATCGATCTTATAGTCTTTTAATATAGTGTTTCTGGTATCTCCAATAAACTGCTGAGATCCATAAGCGGAACTATGCAGTCCATTCTTATTAGCTCCAGATTCATTGTATCCTCCAGTATTAACATTTCCGTTAATCTTCCCAGACTCTCCTTCTAGTATATTGTATAAAACCCAATTAACATTAGGGTTATTCATATATGCTTCTAATTGTTTCTTATCCATTATGAGTTGCTGTATTTTGTTACGAAATTATCCACATCTTTAAATCCATAAAGATCCTTAGTAGCCTCATGGCTTTTCTTTGAATAGTCAGCATTAGACTGCAATGTTGATACCCTATTTCTTTCCGTTACTTGATAGTTAACCTCTGCGGCATCGTCTATTTTTTCTTGCTTATCGAAAGCTTTTTGCTCTTTATTACCTTCTGACGCACCGATAGCACCCATGACTACACCTCCAATGATAGCGCCAGGTACTCCACCCACCTTAGCTCCCGCTGCAGCACCTTGAACAGCACCGTTAAGCCCACCACTAAGGGCTCGGTTGGTTTTTAAAGGATTATCATCTCCTCCGTATTTCTCAGCAACAGAAAGGACGGTTCCAGCTATGGCAGCCACATTACCAGCCTTAGCCCCTCCACCACCAGCATCGGCTGTAGCGGGGGCATCCACCTGAAGGAATTGCATTATCTCTTCAAACGAAAGGCCTGGGTTGTTAGCGCTTATGGAGTTGAATCTCTCTTGATCAACGTCACTTAAAGTTACGGGTTTTGTAGCCATAATTATTATCTTGAAATTCTATACTTAGTGTTTACAGCAAATATATTAAAATTTTTATCATCATCATCGCTTATTATTCCATCAACTAAAAATTGATTATAAGCCAATGAGTACTTCATCCAGTTACCCCTAAGCCTAGGACCTTCACTTCTCAGTGGCATTCTAAGGACTCCTTCAGTTACTGTTTGGTTTCCGATAACACCCACTTTAGGTACACCAGAGCTTGAGTCTGTCATCGTGTGACTATTGAAATCTAAAGGAAAATAACTAGAACCTAAACTTCCTTGACCAAAAACCATCGACGTATCAAAGACTTTATTGACAGTAGGATTATCGTTTACTACAACACCAAAAGAGTAGTCTTGGTAAACCCCAGAATTAAATACTTGGAGTGAATCATTATCTCCAGGCATATCTTCATGAGATACTCCGTAAAACTTATTCATGAAGTTTATGTACCTCTTATAAGGTAGTGCGTTTGGAGTTAATAGTGACTTCAATTCAAGTTTTGTTACTAGCTTCCCGTCCAAATCAGAGACAACGAAGCTTGCGGAGTCACCTTCTGAGTCTGTTATAGTGTAGTGACATTCTCTAAATTCAGGATCATACCCAGAAGCTAACCCTTGAGATATAGATCCTAGATTATTATTAAAAGAAACAGGAATATTCTTTCCTCTAACTAGCGACTTTATGGTACTCTTGTATGAATTCTTCAGGGATACTGGAATAATCGACTTACCGTCAACCTTCAGTAACTCCTCTTTACTTACGTCTAATGTGTAGAATCCCGTAGGGGTTACTATAGAGTTATTGTAGTGCTGACTACCATATTGGGTGCTTAAGTAATCATACCTCTCAATTACCGTTCCTGTACCTGACACTATCTGAATATCGGCAGCCGCACCTTCTCCTGCAATTAAAACTCTTGTGTTTATGGAGACCAACCCAATAGCCGTCTCTTGTAGGCAATACAATCTATTCTTGTAATTAACAAGCCCTGTAATGGCTCCTTCAGAAAGAGACATCTCTATAAAGTCTCTAGATAAAAATGAACTCCAAGCGTCTTGTGGTTCTCCAGAAATTTTAGATTGCGAGGCTGCTATTTTATTTTTAAATACCGTGTTTGGGTTGAATGTCGCAGGCTTCTGAACATAACTCTTTGTGCTGGCGGCCTGATTGTAAGCGGTGTTATATTCGTAAGTATCCTCTTGAGTAGTTACAGCAGTCCAGTTACTCCCATAATAACTACCTGTCCTATACCCTATATTATAAGGACTTTCTACTGGAAACGAAACACCTATTGAAGGAACGTTCTGAGTGCTATCCACCTTGAATGTAGATAGGGTGGTATATATATCACAAAACGTATCACCACCAGTTATACTAGTTGTAGATACGAGGTTGACAAATGTACTTACAGGAGTGAATGTAGAGCAATCTATGTATCTAGTATTTTGTAGGGCTTCAGCGTTTGAACCTCCGTATTGCTCGAAGTTGGTACCCCCACTTCCATCGTTTGTTTTCCTTACTAAATCAACAATCCACTTACCCCTGGTATATCCAGTCTTAGCAACCGAAGAAGTACCAACCAAGTTCCAATCCTCATCGAACTTATCCTCTCCTGGTATTAACCAGTTACCACTACTAGCACTCTTTAAAGATCCAGTATTCACCCAATTACCAACCATTGATACTAGTAGTTTTGTTCCTGAGCCAATCTTATCATTACCTCTTAATTTATCCTTACCAAAAAATCCTAGGCTATGCACACTACTAATAGGTGTTGGAGTTCCATCTCCATCAATAGCTGCCGCATTAACGAAGTCACCAGAAAATCCAGTCTTAGATCCAGATACAACCTCACCACTAACAACTGTTTTTATATAAGCGGTGTCATTTTTCTCTTGATGTACTTGAGTAGAATTATAAGCATTCACTATATCTGAAAGCGCCGACACAGATTCTTGGTTGTAACCGCTTAGAGTGTATTCATTAAAATCCGAGTATAGTTTTATTGGGGAATATTTATGGTGCTGAGAGTGTACTCCGTCAGCCCACTCACCTCCTGTAGATGATAACCCATCGTAAATAACAATCCCATGCCAACCATAATCGTTCAGACCTCTACCCATCATTAAGTAGCCTAACTGCATTTCATACCCGTTAGTTAACTCATAATCCATACCGCCTATGGTTACATCTGGAGTGTCTATCAGCATACCTGAATTACCGCTAGACAGGTGATTAGCGACTTGACTGGCAGCACCAGAAGCTATATTAGTTATATTTCCATTACCGTCATCTTCCATGAATAATCTAGTGTGAGGTAGGCAGCCTACCCCGTGTCTACCACTAACCGAAGAATCCGTGCTTGTAGTGTCATACTTCAATACATCACTAGCTAAGCCTTGAGTTATCATAACCTTATCTTCAGGCTTCAATTCAGCTCTTACTATTCTATATCCAGAAATGATACTCTTCACTGACTCAGGCAATCTAACATCTATCCTAGGAATTAACGCATGAGCAGTAATTGTCTTTTGCGCAACCCAACTACCTTCGTGAGTCATACTAAACGGAGCCCAATTGACTGATCCGTTAGGTATTGCTCCAGTTCCGTCAGCGTCCAATTTATAATTATTAGGATCATTGCCATCAGGCATTTTTACATCCCCAATATGGTGAACAAAACTTTCAACTCCATGTAGATCGATAAGTATAATACCAAACCTATAACATTCGCCACGACGGAAGCTCCTAAATTCGTGATCCCATTTAGGGTTTATAGGCCCCTTCACGGAGTCTAAGTATTCAGGATCCGTAGTTGTAACCTTAAACGGAACATTGTAATGCCTATCCTGACCGTTGGTAACCACCTTTTCCGTTGTACCAAAACTAGAAGAAGCTTGACTGGAAGTCCTATCTACTGGGTAGCTCTCGTGTTGGAATGTTATTCTAAATCCGTCATTACCATCAAGTGTAAACCCTTGAGTTTCAGTACCCAATACGTATCTAGGATTCTCGCTTGTATTGAAGTTATACTTTATAAACTTAAAGTAGGTCGTAGCATCATCCACTGGGCTACCTAAATTATACCTAGTCTTGTGTCTGTGCTCATTAAGACCTGGAACGGTTTGCCCCCACCAGCCTGAATGTTCTCCATTCCCATTCCATAGAGCTCTATATGCCTTAACCTTGAATGTATCTAATAAAACAGACACATCATCAATGGATTTGTATGTCGAGCTTAACTGTTGGACGTCTAGGTTTGATGCGTAAAGCCTATTATCCGCCTTAGCCAAGGACTTACACACATTCCATACGTCATTCTTTATGAGTGTACTTGCGATACCTCCAGTAACCATAGTTTCCGTCTCGAATCCACTATGAATAAATTCATATTCAGAACTCAGAACTTCGCCTTTCTCGATTATGGCTATACTACTAACGTTTTCGGAAGTAAAGTGTATTCTAGCAATCTCGATGTTTGTGTAATTAACTGGTATGCCTGATATTTTAACTCCTATAGTATGTGAAGAGACATCAGCTCCAGTACCACCCCTTATAGTTAAACTATCATTATCTATAACCGAATTAACAGGAACATTTATAGTTCTAGACATTGGAGACCACTCCGTGTAATTGGATTGGTCTTGAGTGTAGAATCTATACACATAACTGTAAGCCCCACAAAGCAACCCCCCTGTAGCGTCAGAGAAGCTAACTATAGATGCTGAAGCCATTATATTAGGCTTGAACACTTCAAAGTCAACAACTGAAAGACCGATCAGTGAATCTCTTACGTTCACGGATTTTAATGACGTTAATCCATCTGTGGCATATATACGATGTATAGTTTCGGTTTCAACGATAGACTCCATATCCAACTCTCCTGCGTCATCACTAAACAACCCAAGTCCTGTCCATAAATTATAAGCCACAAATTCTGGAGCAGATAATAGGTACTTATTTATTTTCCACGCCTTACTAGTCGAAGTTAAGGTAGCTTCAATGGTTATCATATAATCATCAACGATAACAGCTCCGTGAATTACATACCTATCCCCCCCCGACTCATATGTACTTCCCAACGTTCCAAACCTTAACGTATTCAATACAGTTACACGTTTAGGTCCTTGCACGTTCTCCAGAGAGAAGGACTTATCTCCATTAGTAACAACCCTAATGTTAATCCCTTCAAAATATGATTGCTTAGTTTGGTATCCTGGGTCTAAATCCGTTACCATACCTTCACTAAATGTGTTTGGTTTAGAATTTTCAGCCATAACTATTCTCTTTCAGATATTAATGTATTCCAGTATTTTGCTATGTTACGCATCTCAGCCTCAGAAGGTAAGTTATCGTTACCTCTCGCTTGACCGCACAGCCAGTACCATCGCTTCTCTAAATCCTGAACGATGTATCTAGCTATTTTTCCGTTATAGTATTCTATTGATTTGAATCTCCACATAATGTACTGAGCAACAGCATCTTCGTGTCCTTGTTTGATTGTAGGAAACCCGTCCGAATCCACAGTAAGACCTTTGTATGCTATCGAAACATTTCCATTAGCAACACTAGCGAAGTGAATGTAACTACCTACTATCCAGTACTTATCACCAGAAGCATCACTCTTGAATGTTTTTTGAGTAGGCTCCATTAGTGTATTACCCTTAACGTCAATTAAGGTTATAAGATCTGAAGGCAGTAAGGCTTTATTCGCCGAGACAACAAGATCAATTTCTTTATCCACGAACGTGGTAAAACTACCTATCTTCTCTTCAGCTTCAAAAGCCCATTCTATAAATGATTCTATATGCTCAGATGGATTATTTAATCCTAGGTTTCTGGCTACATTTCCGATTACTCTTTTAACACTAACTTGCATTATATGTATTTTTTAATAGTTCTCTAACCTTTTTAGCTGGGTAAAGTTTAGCTTTGAACAGATCCTTATTTCGTTTAGTCCACTTAATCTTGTGGTAATAATCATTAAGAATTGGAACCTTATACCTAACAGGTTTTCCCTGTAGCTTAGACTCCTTCACGTCCTTCCGTATATGGAAGGCTCTCCTGTGCTCTTTCTTCTCCACCGACAGAATTCCTAAACCCAAAGGTAGGGAAATATTCTGTTTTCTTACTATCAAATCCCTAACTAGGATTTCAAAAAACTTAGTAACTACTTTAAAGTACAAAGAGTAAGGTATAGCTTTCGTCTTCTTTCTACCAGACGCACCTACCCTTACTCTTCTCGATATTTTTTTGTAAATATCTTTATATGTTATGTACGACATTACTTGCCTTGTGGTTGAGATTGAACCTCTCTATCTCCCTCCATGTCATTATTTACTACATCCCCAATAGTCTTAACTGTTAAGTTTAACTCAACCTTAGCTACAGCCTCGATTAGTGGACCTACTAATTGTGATGGTAATGGATACTCTGAGTCATCTCCTCCCCAGCCAGAAGCCGAAGTTGGATCTTCTAGCACTCCAATAATCTTGACCTGCTCGCCACCACCAGGTCCAGTAAAAAACAACCTTATACCTTCCTCTAAGTAAAACTTAGGCATGGCAGAAGTGAATCTACTCTCCTCTTGGAATGCTATCTTATCTTGAGTTGTTCTAGCGAAAATCATGTTACCATCAACAGAAGTGATGCTTGTAATACCTCTAGTATCCCCGTAGGATGCTATTTTAGGTAGTTTAAGAGACGATCCTTCATCTGGTACTGAAAACGTACCTAGACTCTGAGTAGCTCCTTGAGGAATGCTCTTTCCGTTATTCGTATATGCTTCAAGTATATTTAGTCTATGATAATTAACCCACGCCTTTATTTGACGTACGTCTAACTTACTGTCGTCAGTAGAATAACCACCCTCAGCAAGATTCTTAATGTTATAAACTATTTCATTTAAAGTCATATCGTATGTTTTAAAAGAGTGGGTAGCAAAACCTATGTTCTACTACCCATTCTAACGCAGGGAAAAGAGAGTCATCAACGCTTTTCAGCGCTCAGCTCATTCATCTGTAGCTGATACCTTGGATCTTCCAACGATAACATCATCTTTCGTACTGCAATATTTACTATCTCTTCTGAAGAGTTTAATTCGTATCCACCTAAGAATTGAGTGCTACCAGTAATTGTACCTTCATCTGATAATACAGGAACCTTAACGTATTCTATATACACATTCTCTGTGTTTCCGATTACATCAAGGTATGAACCTCTTAGTAGTCCTATTGGATTTTTAGAGTCCGCCTTATGGAAGGGATCATTCTTAGCCGATGCGTACTCTCCGTAACCCATTATGTTTATGCTGTAACCACCAGTAGCTGTATAAGCTCTTAGTATGTGATATACAGGAAATAACTCTGGTACAGGTGTAGCAGCTGCAGTGGCTACAGGTAATGTGATTACTCCAGAAGACTGAACTAAAGCTTGTGACTTAACAACTAGCGGAGCTATCTTTTCCATAGACTGAGCATCAGACTCTAAGGTGTTTACTAACCCTTTAGTGTACTCCATTACGGCTAGATCAATAAATTGATTTTTCTCTGCCGAAGTGAAGTATGCTGTACCTGCTTTATCCAGCAAGTTATCTATGTGTATCTGCGCCTGTGCGTATGTCATTACTTCTTAGCTTTCGTTTTAGTTCCAGACATTTCCTTTCTCAACAGAGCGTGAATGTCTTTATTATCTTTAAGCCATACTATAACTTGGTCTTCAGTAAGCCCAATAGTCTCAGCATTATACTTGTAAGTTCCATTGACGAAGTTAATCTTTTTTTCTTCAATAGCAGTCTCTATGAATACTCTATAATCCTTATCTCTGTCATTAATAATAGAAGAGAATTTAGAAGGACTATCGTTAGCCATTTTAATTACCTGAGCCTTAACGAATTCAATAGAATTGTCTTTAGTTCTAATACCTGTAAGTTTACAAAAATCTAAGACATCCTTGTCGGTCATTTGCACAGCTAATTGAATAGCGTCTGCTGACTTAATCATATTCTCTGTACTGATAACTTCTTTGGCTATAGTATCTTCAAATATTAATTTATTCAGAATACCTGGATAACCTTTCAACCAGTCATGAACAGCTTTATCGTAGTCATCAGAGACGTCAAATACAATAGCACTACTTCTTAATGTAAACTCTTGAACGTCTCCGTTAATATCTTTCAATACTTTTCTTCTACCCTTGTCTGCTGGATCTTTATAAGAACTCCCCAAGCTCAAGTAGGCAAATCGTTTAGGGTTTCTTACCCGTACAATAATTGGATGTTTCATTTTCTCTCTCTTTTAAATTGATGTTTGCGTTCTAAAAGAATGAGGCCGAAGCCTCACTCAGTTTAGTATTGAATCGTTTATGCGTGAACAGCAGATAAAATACCGCACGATAAAGGATTACGAACAATAACTCCAGATTCAGACATGATTTGACATGTGAATGAGTCGTCACCGTTAGCAGCCATCATTGACTTTTGATCATAAGGATTAACCATACCAGGAATATACTTCTTGATGTAATTACGATTAACTCCTTCAGCACCTTTAGCAACTAGTTGTACGTTTGGTACGCCATCCACAGACGAGAAGTCTAAGAATACCATTTTACCAGACATAGTTCCATCTAAAGCACCAGAAGATTTAACCGTTCCATCATAAGAAGCAGCACTACCATGAACATTAGCATCATCAAATACAGGGCAATAAGCAACAGTCATTTTGTTACCCAAAACATTGTACGAAGTGTAATTAACACCTAAAGATACGTCAGATCCAGTTTTCATAGATTGCATAGAACCGCCAGTAGCGTCAGTTCCACCTACAGAAATATCCTTCATAGCTCTATGGAATTGGTATCTACCTTCAGTACCAGTAAATACAACCCATTCGTTTCCTTCAGGAGATTTAGCGTTACGAGAAAGTTCAGCAATAAATCGAGCAAGAACGTCTTCAGTAAGACCTAATTGTGGATCATAAGTTCCACCGTTTGCATCTTCGATTTGAGCAAGGATTCCGTCACCCATTAAGTTACCATTTACAACAGTACCAGTTTCACCAACAAAGCCATCAGCCGTTAAAGGATCTACGATACTAGCTCTACCAAACCATCTTTGTAGCTCTAATTGGTACATGAACTCATCTGTAAACAATTTCTCAGCAGTAAAGTACCACAGTTTAGATCCGTTGTTTTCAATCCAAGTTACATCAGTTAAAGCAGCACCATTGATAGATAACTTACTTCTATTGATTGTTAACCAGTTTTTATGAGTATCAGGGTATGCACTGTATTCAGATACAGCAGAACCTAAAGAACCCTCACCAAATGCAGAACCAATTTTACCAAAAGCACCAGCAGCAGCAGTTCCAAACGCACCATCAGCAAAAGATAGAGTGTAACTGTAACCAGTAGCACTACCATTTACAGTAGATGTTGCAGTAGGACGGTTGTTAAGAACAGTTCCAGCTACAGCCGTTACTTGAGCAACAAATCCACCAGCATCCATAACTACATCGTTCAATGCAAGGAATGTGTCAGCCATACCAACAGCAACCACTAATGCAGTACCAGCATCTGTGGCTGTAATAGTAGTCTGACCAGAAGCTAACGCTACAGATTGATTTGAGCGACCTAATACTTTCCATTCGAAAGAATTGTCACCAGCAATTTTTAAGTTAGCATGACGACCTGTTTTTTCTAATAGGTACGTTAATGCGTAACGAGGGTATTGTTCAATTAAAGTAGCTCCAATTTCAGGGTGCTTTAATAGATTAGCTACCAACGAGCTTGAGTTTTGGGTATCGACCCCAAACGTTCCAGTTTTTGTTTTCATTTCTTTTTACAATTTAGAAATATTAAAAAATAATTTAAAAATTGCACTTACGTTTCTATTCATTTTAATACGTAACATTGACGATGTTAAAATTAATCTCCCATAAATGCTGCTGCATCAAAACCAGATCCTGCCTTATATTTAGGCTTACTGTTTCCTCTACCGCCTCGATTCGAAAGGTTGTCTAAGACACTACCTTTACCATCTTCAAAGCCTTGCGACTTCAACATATTCTGTATTTGACTTCTGTTTTTCCACAAGAACGCTGCCTCCGCAACATTGGCATGAGACTTATATATGTCCTCATTGAAATCGCCAGTCGTAATATACTTATACAGATCTTTTCTTTGTTCTACCGTTACTTTTCCACCTAAGTAATTCTTAAAGCCTTTAAGTTCGTTCTGCAAATCTTTCCTTGCAGTCTCTTGGCTTTCTGTCTTACCTTTAGCTTCAGATTCTTTCTTTTCTCTAGCTGCTGTAGTCTCAGTTCGGATAGCATTTTTTAATTGCTTTCTAATCTTAAGAGCTTCATGCTTGAGCATTCCAGAATCTTCCATTCTATCTAACGAGTCATCTACATCGTACTCATCCATTCCAGTAGCCTTCATGTCGGCAGCTAATAGCTCACGATCTGAAAGTTTAAGGAATCCCTCGTACTTACCCGTAGTGTCATTCTTCACCTCTGGCTCTCGTTTAGAGTTTAAGGCTTTTATTATATCATCCTTAGAAGACCCTTCCAGTCCTAGCTCACTTGCCACCGAATCCCAGTCAACTCCTTCAGGCTTAGGCTCTTCGCCTTCATCTTCTGTTACAGTTTCCTTAGCATCCCAATCGTCAGTGTCTTCGGGTTCTTCACTTGCAGGCTCTTCCTCTTCGTCTTGAGTATCATCAGCTCCCCAATCAAAATCAGAATTATCTTCCTCTTCAGTTTCATTTGTTAAAACTTCAGGCTCTTCGTTTTCAACCAACGGAGAAGCCTCCTCTGATTGTCCTACCGAATCCACCAGTTTATCAAGTCCTGCGAAAGCGTCGGGATTAAATTCTCTAACCTCCTCGCTTAATGTCTCTTTTTGTTCCATCGTCTCTTCCATTTTGCAATATTAAGCATTTTTTACTTACAATGCCTTGTTTAATTTCTAATCTGTCCTTTCAGTTGTCCTTCCAGCTGATTAAGCGCTGCGTCTGCTCGCTTGTTTCCGTAGGAATCATCGGATAGTATTTCAGCTGTATCGAGCTTGGATTGGTACTGGATTTCTGCTACCTTAATTCTAGTATCATTATCTAGCTTATTCATCTCAACTTCAATCTGTTGTTCTTGAGCTTTAGCTTCTGCTTCTGCTTGAGCTTGTTGACCAGCAGCCTCTTGTTGTTGAGCTTGCATTTCTTTAGCAGCCTCTAATCCTCTTTCTAGTATATGCTCTGATTCCGTTAAGGTATCTGACTTAAATATTCTAATAACATCTAGCATATCTATTTGACCAGACTGCAACGCTGACTGAGCTAACTGAGCAACAGCTGCTTTCATTTCTTCGTCTTTACCACCATCACCTAAGAATACGCCGTAGTCATTAAGGGATACATCTGGCAGGATGGAGATAAACTTGTACGTTCCGTCACCGAATACCGTAGCCGTCTTCTTTCCTTCACTCCAAGCAATCTTCATTAGGTTAGCGCAACGCATTAATACATCTTGCTTAACCATATCGTGAGACCAGAACCAAGATCTAGTAACTGTAGCTGACTGTACAACAGCTCGCTTAGCGTTACCTACTTGTTCGTACTGCTCAACCTGACCTTCTCGTTGTTTAGTAACACCAGATACTTGACCAGCCATATCCTCTAACATAACCTTTAGGTTTATTAGTTGCTGCACTGAGCTGGATAATGTAAAGTCAATTTGCTGGAATTGATTAAAGGTTTGCGCTTGCATACCCTCATCCTTAGAATTTATAGGGATTATACCATCATTCTTGATGTGATACATTACATCCTGCATGTTCATACCTAAATTGGCAGGCATCTGAGCTACATCGTAGACTACAGCCTTACCACCAGCACGAGCCATAGATAATTCTATATGATACATTACAATATTGTAAAGCATCTGTACATTCTTAAGTAAGTCTACCATAGAGATAGATACCCCCGTCGTGTGGTTTCTTACAACCCCAACATAACTTAAGTTCGCAGCACTAGGATCATCCAGTGCTCGTATTTGATTAGGAACTCTCTGAGCGTTAACAATCATGGTTCCTGCAATCTTAGTTGCCTGCCATATATCGTCTACCACTACCTTACGAACCTTCTCGCCTTTGCGTTTCTTGTATTTATCAGAAACCATCTTTCTAAATGGCTTATCACTATCGTGCTTATTATTACTTAACTTGTATTGTATCTTTCTAAGTGATCTCCATTCTCCGTGAACAACCTTAACCCTTAAATCTCCTGAAGCACCTTTACTTAGCCAAGATTTATTAGCACCATCAACATCTCCACCACCAGCTTGCTGGGATAGGGATTCTATTAGTTTAATATCTTTATCGGTAAGTTGATCTCCGAATTCATCGACTACATCACTAGGAGATAACCAACGCTCTTCTGTAATCCAGTTAGCCTCACCTAAGTCATCTGTTTCACCAGACAAGTCATAACCTAAAGACCTAGGATCTACACGTCGTGCTTGAGGATCACCATCTTTAATTTCTATTCTATAAGCTTCCTTACCTGTGATAAGTAAATCCCTGAATCCTTCTTTGAATTTGTTTTTTATTTTATAACGATTAGTTAGAAACTCTAGCCCGTCCTGTACAGCTTCCTCAATGGATTCTCTGTAATTATAACGCATGAAAGTATCTATATCTTCTGGTACTGGAATATCCTGCCCTTCAGCATTAACCTCCATTCCCTGCTCTTTCATTTGAGCACGAACCTCTTCCATTAACTTATTCATAACCATAGTAACTTTATGGTCTTCCTTTCTGTTAATAGCTTCCTGATTAATCGTAACTACCTTAGTATCAAGAGGTCTGTGAAGATCCTCACCTAATAGTAAATCTATCTTAGGCTGAACGATAGGATAATTAACTAACCTAGCTGGGTAACTTGCACCATATTGCTCTGTTAGATATTTATAATCTTCTCGGTTAAACTGCCCATTATAGATTTCGTAATTCCTTACGTCTTTAGTAATCGTGTCACCTGACTGTTCAGAATTATAAATCATAGCGTCAAGCATCTGCTCGCACCACTTCTCGTCCTTCTTGGAATCAGCTATTAATTGACTAGGGAAATTCTTCATTATCTATTATGTTTTACTGGCGTACCATTACTATCGTTTTTGTAATAAGAGAATCCACTTTCTTTGATGGACTCAGTTTCTCTATTCTTCACTTCAATCGCAAAGTTATCATTTTCATGTATAAGACACAAACCGAATGCAATCGCCCTATCCGTATTCCTTGAACCCCAGTCACATAACTCGTCTAGCAGGTCTATAAACCATATATCGTCTGCCTTTTCCTTTATGTAATCGTACATCAATGACTCCATATATGACTTAATTTGCTTATTCATGTGAACACCGTAGTTGTTTCTCGTCTTAGTTCCAGGCGAGTGTGCACTACGAGGTTTGGTCTTCAAGTACCTCTGAGCCTTATTTCTAAGGAAGTAATCTAGTATACCAATCTTAGTATACTCCACCAGCATTTGTGCGTTGTAATATACAGCTAATTTCAGACATCCTTCGAAAAACATGTCAGCAGTTTCAGGTCTATCTGTATATTCTGCAACAGGAAGCCTATATGGTACGTTTGTATTCTCTATTCTACGGAATATCATAGCACAACCCAAAGATGGTGCCGCACCAGCCTGATCCTGATCATAACTATCAATACCACCTATGTCTAATCCAGTTAAATGAGGTTTAGGGTGGTGTAGTATTTTATATGGCCCGTGAGGATGAGGAGTGAACTTAACTTCTTGAGTTAATCCTTTATCTCCTATTACCCAATCAAGATGACCAGTCGTTAAGTGCTGCTCAGGATCCTTCAGGTCTTGCACACGGCCTCTTTGTTGATTAAGCAACGCAATGTCAAACCTCGATCCTTTAGTCTTTAAGAACGCCTCCTGTATGGTTAGTGGGTAATTTTGTATATGTAAATTATACGCCTTACTATCACCACCACCATTTAGTATATCTTCTCTAGCGTCTTCAATGAATTTACGAGCCGCTGGTTCGTCGTCTACTCCAGTAACAGGACTAAAGAATCCGTGTAATGCAACAGACGCAGGAATAAACATAGGAATAAGATTAAACGCATCAGCATTATAATACATATCCATAAAATCGGCAGAGGCAGAATCTATATCCCCACCTGTTCCACCGACCACAGGAACTCCATACTGCTTAGATCCATCCATGAAGCAAGCCTTGGAAGACATGTAGGCGTTCTTCAATCTCTTGAATTCACCAGCCTCCTCAAAAATCATTATAGATAAACGCTCTCCTTTATAAACTTCTGGATCATCCATGGTTCTACAGTGTATCACAGATTGATAACCACTTATATCCCACCGACCTTCAGAGTTCTTCTCCTTATAACCTGCCCTTAATGTATCCTTAGTATCCTTTAACCAACCATGCCTGAAATTAGGATGTTGGTTCATCAGCCCCTTCTTAACCTTATCAAAAAATGAATTCGCAGTAACCCCTAGTCCAGCCGCAATTCCGACCTCGGAATGCGGAAAGAATGTGAATTCATGAGCAACTAATCCAGAGTTCATATAACTAAAACCTTTATCACGGGCTTTAATTACGATCATTCCTTTACCTTCTCTACGGCAGGTGTCGAATAGCATAAAGTATTCAAGATCCATATCTCTATACCACGGATAGATAAGAGTCTTTCGATTCCCGTCTGTACCGTCGTTACCTAATATCATATAGTAGTTAAGATACCAGTAGTAGTTCCCAGGTATCCACGCACCGCCAATAGGTTTATAGCCATTAATGCAGCGGTTCATCTCCTCCTCCCAATAGTCTTGATAGATTAAACTATCGGTGTCGAGTTTGGGGTGTCCGTGATTAGGTATAGGTCTGTATTGTTGTACGTCGAATCTACCAGCCATTATGAATCTTTTAGTCTAGCAGCTCTATTCTCAAGGAAGCTTAGTTTCTGTTCACCACTAATTACCTTCCGTTCACCACGACGCTCAATAGCCTCCAGCAAAACAGTACGAGTACCTAATAGTTTTTCAATACCGATCATTACCTTCTGTAAGTCTTCAGCAGTTTCCTGATCCAAAAACCAGTTATCTATAAGTGTAGTGTATTGATCGATCTTCCTGTTGAACGCTCCGAGCTGGTCATCTAAAGGATCCCTTTGTAGTTCTCCATACTTCTTAATTGCCGCCACCATTAAAGGATGTTTAGTGTCAGCCCATTCAGGCTTCCCTGTTAAGTCCGTGCAGATTTGCCTATTCCGATCTCGCTCATTCAAGTACCTATATGGAGAATCGTAGTCCTGACTCAATGCTACATAACGCATAGCCTTCTCGCCCAACTTCTTTTCCTTTAATAACTTATGGAATTCTGGTACAGCCAATAGACCATTGTCTTCAGCTATCACACTATCCCCTTTTTTCTTTAGTTTGAGTAGATACATTAGGCTCTTTCTAATTTATACTTAAGCATAAAGTTACCAACATCCATGTCGTCAGAGTAACTAACTGGAACATCAATCTCTTCGTAGTCCTGAGTCTCCTGATCAAAGTATATGTAATTCAAAGATTCAACAACGGGATCGTTAAAGTATATATCCCTATCCAGTATTATGTAATCATTATCTATCAACCACAGGTCTATCTCTCCGTCTATAGGATCCATAGGTGAGAACTCGGAAAAGTCCGCTGTCTCATACTCTAAAGTTAAGTTACCCATCTCGTCACGGAATATCTCCCCGTATGGAGTCTCAATATATCTCTTCATCCCTTTGTATTTATTAACCTCTCGATCTAGTTCTTTCCCTTAAAGTCTTGCCCTTTCCTTTAGGCTTAAACTTGAATTTAGTCTTCACTGTTTCTTTACCGTTCTTAGTCTTAGACTTTGTTTTATATGTAGTAGTTCCAGTAGAGTCCGTCGTAGTAGTAATGTTCTTGTACTTGTTCTTTACCTTCTCTTTACCGTTTTTTGTCTTAGACTTAGTCTTACTCGTCGTCTTGGAGTATACATTTACACTTCCTTTTCCTCCGTACTTATTATTAGGCATATCTTTATTTTTGAATTGTTCCTAGGCAAATATAAACTTTTTTTTTAAATGTGAATGTGTGATGCCCTCTCCTGTACACCCCGTGTGCAACCCAATCTTTTAGGCTACGCCACCTGTTCTATCAAAAGCAAGTTGATTTCAACGTGCATAACTAATACGGAGATTCCCACTACCAAAGTGTGGGAGCATTATGAATACATTCTTCTCAACATTACTTACCGCAACCAAAGACGTACCAACAACAGCATCAGGGATCTGTATCTCTATGCAACTAAACTCTATCGCCAAGAAGGTAGCCGAGGGTACCAAGCTAACGGAGAAAAATAACAAGACTATCAAGCGTGCACAAGAGCACGAAACTAAATGCGAAGAAAGAGGTATGACGCAAGTCCGTACCGATAACGCTATAAAAGTAATCAAAGGAGGATCATTAATGGTCTCTCTTGGTGTAATAGCTACCATAGTAGTAGCAATAGCTAAAGATTAATACCCAAGTGCAAGGGAGCGATGCACTCTAATCTGTCTCTCATTCATTCAAAAGTGGCTACTAACGTCACATAACCTATACTATAGTACTGTTAAGAAAACGGTGCGGTTGAGAACAACGTTCGAATCTACCCGTCAAAGCAGTACAATCATTTAGTATAACAACACATCATTCATTATGGCACAGCCAAACCAAGTATTTCAAGGACAATCAGTAGAGACATTAGAGGACGCTCTACAAACGTGGAAAATGATCCAAGTCTCAACGGATAACGATTCGTTCAATCAAGAAGAAGCCAACGATATGGTTAAGTTCTTAACTAACGAGTTAGCGATTATGGAATCGCAAGAAGAAATGGAATTAGCAATAACTAACGAAACAAAAAACGTTATGAACAACTCATCAATAGTATTAGTGTTAGCATCAATCGAGTGTCAACTGTCTGACTGGTCTGTGACCACTACGGAAGACGGATACTCTCAGGAGTACATTAACGGAAGAGTAGATGGCTTAGCCTCTGCGATCAATACGTTAAAAGCGTTAATAGAAAAAGAATAACAACACACCTCTTGAAGACGTAGGTCTTACCGTGTTCACTACACTAAAGAGGAACTAACTAAATGGAGCTTGAACTACCTCAGTGTTCTAACTATTATGGTAAATCCTACCGAAGAACAAATGAAAAGAATGGCAGAAAAAG